TCTGTTCCGGAACCGACTTTCCGGCAGCGACGGATATCGCCACCGCTCCGGTGGCCTTGCTTGTGCTTGCCGTGAAACCGGCAGGCGTGCTGACTGTTAAAGTCTCAAGGGTGAGTTTCTCGGTACCGTACCACATGGATACATGGGTAGTCCATGACTGTGCGGAAGTAGTAACACCGGTACTGGTAAGAGCGACGCTCACCATCTCATTGTCAAGGTCGGCCATGATATTCGACTCCCCGTCCTTACTCCAACGGTGCACAGGGGCCGGAGTGCTCCATTCACTCCATACTCCATCACGCTTCACACGTTTGCACGCCCATTCCACCTGATGGTCTGCATCCACGCCAAGAAAATCATCTGTCCAGCCTTCCGGTATATAATCATCCTGCTGCTTCGAATCCGGCTTGTCAGGGGTAAGGCCGATGATGTTGGTACGGGTGTAGATCCACTCGTAACCTTTGCCGTCCTTACCGTCAGTCCCGTCTTTGACCATGACCATCCACAAACCATTCCGGTATATGTAAGTACAATGGTCAGCCGTATTTCGGTAGCTGTCACCCTCCTTGGGATTGGACGGATGGGATGCGAACTCACCCAAGAAGGTGATACTCTCACCTTTAAGTTCACGACCGTCCAGCAGCATCTCCCAGTCTTCATGCACGGTCCAGTCGGCTGATTTCCCGGCAAGGATATAACCGCCATCCTTTTTCTTTCGATAATTGCCGTTCCTGAACCTTGCAATTTTAATCGGAGGATTGGATGTTTTCACCTTGGAGATAAAAACACAGCCCGCCAAAGTGACCATGGTATTGACCTCGTATGGGGTCTTAGAGGATTCCCAATGACCGCCACCTATTACAGACAGTCCCGGATCACCCTTGTCACCTTTGGCGGCTGATA